CGGAAACGGTAGGGTGTTTAAAAACACAAGCACCACTCAGTTAAATGATCCAGACACAGCAACTACTGGTACTATAACATTAAGTCAATTTGGTAATGACGGCGCTGCAGGCGGTAGAGGTTTTTCAGGCGGAGCGATAGAGCTAGCTATATTTAACGAAGAGCTAACAGGTGATGATTTACAAAATGTATTAACAGACATAGCAACTAGAGTTGGCATATAATGAAAATATTTAAAGGAACATTAGAAGAGTGCAATGCTGCAATAGCAAACTTAAACACAGCGCTAGGTTATCCTAACGACAAGGGAACGCAGGCTGCAGCTGAGCCAATTAAAGAAGAAGAAACTAGCAACTATTGGTTTGCAGTAGACAAAGAACATATATACAACGCTTTAACAGAAGACGAAAAGTTAAAGGTTGTTGAAGAATAAATATTAACTAATTAAATTAAATAAAATGGCAAAAAGAAAAACTCCTAAGGTGAAAGACCTTAGACCAGAAAAAATTACAGATGAACAACTCGCTAAAATGAGACAAGTTGTTTCAGCTATCAATAAAGCTCAAATGGATGTTGGTATAATAGAGGTTCGTAAACATGAAGCCTTACATGCTATAACTCAAATGCAGACTCAAATAGTAGAGCTTCAAAACGAATTTAAAGAACAATACGGTACAGACGATATTAATATTGCTGACGGTACAATTAAATACAATGATGATAACAACCAAGTTAATAAGAAAAATAACGATAGGTAAAGATTATAAAATAGATGCTATGCATTACTCTGTAGGCCAAGAGGTCTACGGAGGGCATACTATCTGTGATATTCTTGAAGAAGAAGATAAATATTCTATATACATTAGAAAAGGTAGCAATGTTTTACCTTGGAAAGACTTTAATAAGAATATGGCTATATCTGTTGAATATAATCTTGAATATTAATGCAGAGTCCTTTTTGTTTTGTTATAGAACCTGTAGGTGAGCGATATAACAATTCTGTTTCTGTTGACAATAAAAGTTTAATAATAAATACTGAAATATATAATCATGAGTATGTCAATCGCAGAGGCGTTGTTGTTTCTTGCCCTATTGCTGGCAAGTATGATATACTACCTGGTGACGACGTTATTGTACATCATAACGTATTTAGAAGATGGCACGATGTCAAAGGACAAGAAAGAAACAGTAAAGCATACTTCAAAGACAACAAGTATATAGTATCTGCAGATCAAATATTCTTGTACAATAATAAAGCTATGCCTGGTTATTCTTTTGTTCAACCGTTAGTAGATCAAAATAATTTATCTGAAGATAAAGAAGATCCTTACAAAGGTGTGATAGTATATAGTGATGGCACTTATAATAAAGGTGAGATTGTAGGTTATACTCCTTTTTCGCAATACGAGTTTATAATAAACAATCAAAAGCTTTATAGGGTGATGAATAAATTTATTACAATTAAATATGAGCGTAAAGGAAACGAAGAAGTTTATAATCCAAGCTGGGCACAAAGCAGTTAAAGAGTTAATTAAAGTTGCTGAAGAGCAAATAATAACTAATACTGAAGATGATGTTTCTGCCGACAGATTAAAAAACGCGGCGGCAACTAAAAAGCTAGCTATATTCGATGCTTTTGAAATACTTAACCGTATACAAGAAGAGGAGAATATATTAGAAGGTAAAGAAAATAAAGTTAATAAAGATAAAGTGTTTAAAGGCTTTGCGGAAGGAAGATCTAAGTAATGTACGAACAAACACTATATAAAATTGTTGAACCAATTAAGAAGACTACAATAAGTCGACTTAACAAAAAACGTAAATGGGAATATGGATATAATAAAGAACATGACATCGTGGTTATCTCAAAAACTGGACGCATTGGACAAGTGGTGGAGATTCAAGGTTTGCGAATTGGGTTGCCGAGTAAACCGCAACAACTGCGAGTGTACAATAACAGATGGGAAAAAATAGATTATCCAAAAGAGTTAAATAAACTTAAAAGTATATTTGACTGGAGAGCATATCCTGAAGAAGCAAAAGATCAGTGGTATGATTATATAGACGAAGAGTTTAAGCGTCGCGACGAAGGCTTTTGGTTTGTAAACAATGATGAGCCAACTTATATAACAGGAGCTCACTATATGTATTTGCAATGGAGCAAAATTGATGTTGGTGCTCCTGATTTTAGAGAAGCTAATAGAATATTTTTTATATTTTGGGAAGCTTGCAAAGCAGACAAACGCTGCTACGGTATGTGCTATTTAAAAAACAGACGTAGCGGCTTTTCTTTTATGAGCTCAGCTGAAACTGTTAACTTAGCTACAATATCGAGTGATGCTAGATATGGAATATTATCTAAAAGTGGTGCTGATGCTAAAAAGATGTTTACCGATAAAGTTGTACCAATATCTATCAACTATCCGTTTTTCTTTAAACCGATACAAGATGGTATGGACAGACCTAAAAGTGAACTTGCTTATCGTGTACCTGCAAGTAAGTTTACGCGTAGAAAAATTACGTCGAACGAAAAGCAGGAAGAGCTGGTTGGACTTGACACTACTATTGATTGGAAAAACACAGGTGATAACAGCTATGACGGTGAAAAACTTAATCTGTTAGTACACGATGAAAGTGGTAAATGGGAAAGGCCTGATAATATTTTAAATAACTGGCGAGTAACTAAAACTTGTTTAAGACTAGGTAGTAGAATTATAGGTAAGTGTATGATGGGTTCTACTAGCAACTCGCTGGATAAAGGTGGTGATAATTTTAAAAAGCTATATCACGATAGTGATGTAACTAAAAGAAATAGAAATGGTCAAACAAAGTCTGGTTTATACTCTTTGTTTATACCAATGGAGTGGAACTATGAGGGATTTATTGACGAGTTTGGACGACCCGTCTTTGATACTCCAACACAAGAGTGTTATGGACCTCACGGTGAACTAATTGATATAGGTGTTATATCACATTGGGAAAACGAAGTAGAGGGTTTGAAAGACGATCAAGACGCGTTAAACGAGTTTTATCGACAGTTTCCAAGAACTGAAGAGCACGCGTTTAGAGATGAAACAAAAAATAGTTTGTTTAATCTCGCTAAAATATACGAGCAAGTAGACTATAACGAAGGCGTAACTAGCTCGGCAGTTTTAAATACTGGTAATTTCCAGTGGACTAACGGAGTAAAAGATACTACTGTAACTTTTAATCCAGATCCTAACGGTAGGTTTAAGCTTAGTTGGGTTCCAGATTTTAAGTTGCAAAATAATGTAATAATAAAAAATGGAGTTAAATATCCTGGAAACGAGCACATGGGCGCTTTTGGCTGCGATAGCTATGATATTAGCGGTACTGTTGATGGTCGAGGATCCAACGGATCTCTTCATGGATTAACTAAGTTTAGTATGGAGTCAGCTCCTGCTAATACGTTTTTTTTAGAATATATAGCTAGACCACAAACCGCTGAAATATTTTTTGAAGATGTGTTGATGGCATTAGTATTTTATGGTATGCCATTGCTTGCTGAAAATAATAAACCAAGACTACTGTATCATTTAAAGCGTAGAGGATATAGAGGCTTTAGCATGAATAGACCAGATAAGGTTTGGAATAAATTATCTACAGCAGAGAAAGAAGTTGGAGGTATACCAAACTCTAGTGAAGACATTAAGCAAGCTCATGCAGCTGCTATAGAAATGTATATCAACGATCACGTTGGCTTAATGCAAGACGGTACTTATGGTACAATGTACTTCACTGAAACTTTAAACGACTGGGCTAAGTTTGATATAAACAAGCGTACAAAGTTTGACGCAGCTATAAGTTCAGGGTTAGCTATAATGGCTTGTAACAGACATTTATATAGACCAGTAAAAGAGAAACAAATAAAACCAGTTAATTTTTCATTTGCTAAGTATAGTAATGATGGTGTAACCTCTAAAATAATTAAAAATTAAATATGGCTTACAGAAATACAAATAATTTTCCAAGTCAGGTAGTACCTGATGTAGAAAAAATAAGCTACGATTACGGTTTAAAAGTTGCTCAAGCTATCGAAAGCGAATGGTTTGATAGAAATGAAGATGGTAATATTAGAGGCAACGGTAGATTTTATAGTAATAAAAATAATTTTCACAATTTAAGACTATACGCTAGAGGCGAACAGTCTGTGCAGAAATACAAAAACGAATTATCTATAAATGGTGATTTAAGTTTTTTAAATTTAGACTGGAAACCTGTACCTGTCATACCTAAGTTTGTAGATATTGTAGTTAACGGCATGGCCGAAAGAAACTATGATATAAAAGTATTTTCACAAGATCCATACGGCGTAGCTAAAAGAACTGAGTATATGGAAAGTATGCTTAGAGACATGAAGATGAAGCAGTTCGATGCTATGGCTAAGCAACAGCTTAACATGGATTTAGCTGAAAACGATCCTGAAACTTTACCAGAGTCAGAGCAAGAGTTAGAGCTTCACATGCAACTTAGCTACAAACAAGCTACAGAACTAGCTGAAGAACAAGCTATCAATGTATTGCTACACGGCAATCAATACGATTTAACTAGAAAAAGACTATATTACGATTTAACAGTTTTAGGTATGGCGGCTGTTAAGACTACTTTTACTAAAGCAGAAGGTATAAAAATAGATTATGTTGATCCAGATAGAATAGTACACTCGTATAGTGAGTCGCCATATTTTGATGATGTATACTATGTAGGTGAGGTTAAAACTGTAGCGGTTAACGAGCTAGTAAAAGAGTTTCCTCATTTAAGTCAAGATGATCTTGAAGAAATACAACAGTACAATAATAGTAGAACTTACGAATACAACAAAGGTAGAAGAGATCAAGATATAAATCAAGTTGAAGTATTATACTTTAACTGGAAAACTTATATGAACGAAGTATATAAGTTAAAAGAAACTAAAACAGGTGGAGAAAAAGCTATAGAAAAAGATGACACTTTTAATCCACCAACAAACATGGAAGGTGGCTTTGCTAAAATATCTAGACAAATAGAAGTTATATATGAAGGCGCTATGATAATAGGGTCTGATAAACTTTTAAAGTGGGAGATGGCTGAGAATATGATTAGGCCAAAAAGCGATATGACTAAAGTTAAAATGAATTATAGTCTTGTTGCTCCACGTATGTATCAAGGTAGAATAGAAAGTTTAGTTGGCCGTATAACAGGCTTTGCTGACATGATACAGCTTACACATTTAAAGCTACAACAAGTAATGGCGCGTATGGTACCAGATGGTGTTTATCTAGATGCTGATGGTTTAGCTGAAATAGATTTAGGCAACGGAACAAACTATAACCCGCAGGAAGCTTTAAATATGTTCTTCCAAACAGGTAGTGTTATAGGTAGATCATATAATGTTGATGGTGATCCAAATCCAGGTAGAATACCTATACAAGAAATATCTAATGGTAAAGGCTCTGGAGGTAAGATGCAAACTCTTATAGCAAACTACAACTACTACATGCAGATGATACGTGATGTAACCGGCTTAAATGAGGCTAGAGATGGTAGCACGCCTGATAGAAACGCTTTAGTAGGAGTTCAAAAACTAGCAGCTGCAAATAGTAACACGGCTACAAGACATATATTACAAGCTGGCTTATATTTAACAGCTGATGTAGCAGAACAAGTGTCACTACGTATATCAGACATTATTGAATACTCGCCAACTCGAGATGCTTTCTTACAACAAATAGGAGTACATAATGTAGCTACGTTAGAAGAAATGGCTGATTTACATTTGTATGACTTTGGCATATTTATAGAGCTTGCTCCAGACGAAGAAGAGCGTCAGCTATTAGAAAACAATATACAAATGGCTTTGTCTCAAAAGATAATAAAACTATCAGACGCTATTGATATTAGAAATACTAAAAACGTAAAGCTTGCCAATGAACTATTAAAAATAAAAGAAAAGAAAAAAGTTCAAGAAGATCAAGCTATGCAGCAGCAAAACATACAAGCACAGCAGCAAGCTCAACAACGAACAGCCCAAGCCCAAGCTCAAGCTGAAGCACAGAAGCAACAACAAGTAACTCAAGCTCAAATACAACTTGAGCAGGCAAAAGCAGAGTTCAAAGCTAAAAACCTACAACAAGAGGCTGACATTAAAAAACAATTAATGGAAGCAGAGTTTCAGTACAATGTAAAGTTAAGAGACATGGAGGCTAAACAGAAAAGTAAGTTAGAAGGTGAAAAGCAAGAAACAAGTAAAAAATTCGAGTCAGCAGGTAATGATGAACTTAGGACTGGCTTGAATATGGATCAGTTTTAAATTATTATATTTTATATTATGGAAGAAAAAGAAGTAAAAGATGAAAACGTTACTAAGGTTGATTTAAAAAAGAAACCAGATGAAACGGTTAACAAAGTAGATTTAACTAAAAAAGAAGAAGAAGATGCCGTTCAGGAGCAAAGCACAGATGAGGTACCTGTTCGCAACGAATCCGAAACTAGCGAAGAAGTACGCGAAGAAGACGAGCAGCCAGCAATTGAAGAAATTACCGAACAAGCTGAAGAAGAAAAAGAAGAAGAAGAGGTAGTTGAAGAAGTTGTAGCTGAAGAAAAACCAAGCGTAGAACTTCCTGAGAACATAGAAAAATTAGTTGAATTTATAAACGATACAGGTGGTACTGTTGAAGATTATGTTATGCTAAACAAAGACTTTAGCAATATGGATAACTTAACAGCTCTTGAAGAGTACTACAAAATTACTAAGCCACATCTAAACGCTGAAGAAAGATCTTTCTTAATGGAAGAAACGTTTAGCTATGATGAAGATGTTGATGATAGTAAAGAAGTTAGAAGAAAGAAAATAGCCCTCAAAGAGCAAGTTGCCGAGGCTAAAGCCTACTTAGACAGGCAAAAGTCTAAATATTATGAAGAGATCAAAGCTGGATCGAAGCTTACAAAAGAGCAACAGAAAGCTATTGACTTCTTCAACAGATATAACAAAGAGTCTGAAGGTGCTCAAAAAAGAAACGAGCATATACAGAACGTGTTTAACAAGAAAACATCTACTCTTTTTTCTGAAAAGTTCAAAGGTTTTGAATATAACGTAGGAGAAAAAAGATTTAGGTTTAATGTTAAAGATGTTGATAGTGTTAAAGAAACTCAAAGTGATATTGGTAATTTTATCAAAAAGTTTTTGAATAAAGAAGGATCAATGGAAGACGCTGCGGGTTATCATAAAGGTTTATATACCGCTATGAACGCAGACGCTATAGCTCAACACTTTTACGAACAAGGTAAAGCCGACGCTTTAAAAACTTCTGTCGAAAAGTCTAAGAATATAAACATGGACCCAAGACAAACTAATAAAGAAGTTAAAATTGGAGGCTCTACGTATAGAGTATTAAGTGGAGAGTCTACTTCAGATTTTAAAGTTAAGATCAAACGAGGTAGAAAATAAATTATTAATCCATTTAAAACAAATTAAAAATGGCAATTTCAAATCCTGGCGCTGGTCACTCCGGCGTCGCAGGTAGCTTGAACAGTGTAGCAGCTCCACAGAAAGCTCTACTATCTTCAAACTACATTGACTTTACGAGCTCTGGCACTAAAGGCTGGGCTCAACAATATTTACCAGACTTAATTGAGGCTGAAGCAGAAGTGTTCGGTAACAGAACTATTTCAGGTTTCTTGTCTCAAGTAGGTGCTGAAGAGTCTATGACTTCTGACCAAGTTATTTGGACAGAGCAAGGTAGACTTCA